CTGAGCGGTTGCAGAACGTGTTGAAGCCGGAGGCGTGGAACAAACTGTACGCGGAGAACCCGGGGTTGGCGAATGAGATTCAGGGTGGTTTGACCAAAGTGTGGCGTCAGAACATGAGTGTCTCTGACGAGATTTTCAGGGAGTTGTTGGATTCGGGTGACCCGGATCAGATTGTGCGCGCTTGGAGCGCCGAGCAGTCGATGCGGTACGCGCGGGGTCAGCGGGCGTTTTTCCGTGAGGTCAACCGGAAGATGCGCAGCGATTTGTCTAAACGTGCTCAGGATGGTTCGTTGCCGCAGGACGCGCAGGGGGAGTGGCTGTTGGGCCGCTGGTTGCGTGCTGCGGTGAACGGTGACGCTCTGGTGGTGGACGAGTTGGGTCGGGTGACGGGTGTTAATCGGAACAGCCGGTGGTGGAAGAACCTGCCGGAGGAAATCAGGGACGTGCCGGAACCGGAGTTGATCGGGTATGCGCAGGCGGTGCGTAACGGGTTCAACGATTTGGACAAGACGGTGCGTCGGGCTTTCGGTGATTTGGATCCGACGACAGGCGAGTATTTGTGGGCTGACGAGTTGGGTTTGCTGGGCGATGAGGGGCTTGGCTATTTCCCGCGGCGGTTGACGGAGAGGATGCGGGAACTGTTCGGGTTTGACTTCACGGAGTCGGCGGAGCGTGGGGGGCGCGGGTCGTTTGAGGGGGGTTATCGGACGGCGCAGTCGATGCGTAACCGGTTGTGGAAGCCCGGTCATGGTGGCATCAAGTTGACTGATGAGGCGAAGAGCGCGGTACACAAGGATTACTTGTTCAACGAGAGGGGCAACTGGTATTTGGGTGACGGGCAGGGGGGTAAGTTTAAGATTGTGGACCCGCAGAAGGCCGGGTTGTCTGTGCAGGATCAGATTGACCGGGTTGCTACGGCGGCGTTCGGTGAGCCGATGTACGAGCAGAACGTGTTCAAAGTGTTGGACAGTTACATGGGTGGCATGTCTACGAATGTGGCCACCGAGTCGATGATGTCTCACATGAAGCACACCATGGGGTTTGATGACATGTTCCGGCTGCCTGATGATGTGGTGGCACGGTTCAAGCGGGTGGCTAATAAGGGTTTGCAGGAGTGGGATGCGACTTCCGGTAAGATGCGCAAACGCTTGGGGTCCAAGTTGGATGTGATTCGTTCGCGTACACGACGGTTGTACGCGGTGTCTCAGGCCGATTTTGAGGAGGTCATTGACACGAATGCGCGGCTCGCTGGGGAACACAGAGTTGCCTTAGTTGCCGGAGAAGAGCGTCCGCTGCCGTTAGATGACTGGGCCTTGGCGGAGGTGCGCCGTCAAGGCGCCCCGGATAGTGCCGCCGAGGATTTGAAGAACGCATGGCGAATGACGCGGACAGGGGTGGTGACAGAGGAGTGGGAGTGGGAGTGGCACATGCTGCGGACAGGGGTGGTGACAGAGGACACTATTCAGAACATTCACCGTCTCGTTATGGGAGTCCACCCGTCCCAGAAGGGGCCTGTGCAGGGAATGCACATGGGGTATCGCACCACGCCAGTCACGTTCGCTAGCGGGGGAACAGCAGTACCAGCGCAGCATGTGCCACGCCAAATGACCCTATTGATGGAGTCGGGGCTAGCGCAGACCGATCCTGAAGCGTTTGTGCGCGAGTTCCTAAAGATTCACCCGTTTGAGGACGGGAACGGGCGTGTGGCCGTCGTGTTATTGAACCACTTGCAGCCGGATCCTGCTGGTTGGCGTCCTTTGCCTAACTTTTTTGACGAGTCCCCTGACACGCTCAGGGCGCTCCGTCTCTGGGAGGCTGTCAACGAGAACACGGTGCGTCTGTTCGGGGAGATAGAGGGTATCGCTGAGGAGATGACGCAGGCCGGGGCGCGGTTGAACGAGATTTATGAGGGAAATCAGGGGGCTATTCTCTCTGGGACGTACAAGTACCGCAGACTTGATGATGTGCAGGATTTGGTTGTGCGCATACATGACCGTGCGGCACGGGTGGCTGAGATCCAAGACGACATGATAGTGATGAACGCAATATATGAGGAGGCTTTGGCGACCATTGAGGCAGCGCATGCTGCTACAGCCCGCAAGTTCGCTATCTCCTCCACTGCGTTGGGGACACCACCCCCCACGGACTACGTTATGTGGCGGGGGGCATGGGAGCCGCTTGACGAGATAATGGAGCCGTTGCGTGAAGCGTTCACGGAGATGGCGCACGGCATAAAGCAAAGCGCAGCCTACATCAAGGGCGACAACGTCGTCCACCCGTACATCGGCCAGTTTCCGTTGGCGGTGCAGCAGGCCAAGTTGCTGTTGGCTGGTGACGAGTCGATAACCCAGTTGATCCGGTTGGCTGAGACGTTGGATCCGGGGCGTGCGGCGCAGATGGCTGATGAGGCGTTGGCTGCTGGTACTCCGGCTGCCGCGGCTCGCATGCCGGGGAAGTGGGCGAAGATCCGGGCGAAAGCCCTTGGGGAGACGCATGAACCACAGCATTGGGAGGGTATTCCGAGCGGTGAGGGTAGCGTAAACATTGGGCTAGACTGGACACGGCCCAGCGCAGAGTACCCGCATGCTCGCACCGTGGATATCCAATGGTCTACTGGGGGGCGCGCTCCTGAGCCCGGAACGTCCACCGGGGCACAGCGGGGGGGCTTTGCGTTGCCGGGGTTGAAACGGTTGGATCAGATCGTAAAGGAACTGTCCGACGAAGGGTTTGTTATCACTGCCATAGCGGAGGGTGACCTGCTGGCACGGTACCGCAGGTACGGCTTTGTGGATAACCCCGGGGCTCCCGCCGCCACGGGCTACACCCCGATTATCAAATATCCGGCACGGGAACTGCAACGCGCCACACCCTACAAGACGTGGGCTGACGCGTACAACGCGGCGAGAGCCGCTGACGAAGCGGTCGGCCATCAGGAGTTTATCAGTTGGGGAATAACTGGGCATGCGCCCGGTGAGCCTATTGGCTCTGAGGCAGAAATGCTCCTCAGGGTCATTGACAGTGAGATCACTGAACTGGCCCGGACGGTCAGGTTCGATGAGACGCTGCAATCCATCCGACAGACCACCTTCAGGAAACGCAAGGGGGTTCCGAAGCGCACAGTGGAGGTGCCGGAACCGTTGGTGCGCCCGGGTGAGGCCCCGTCGGTGGGGGAGAGGATCCAACCGGGGCGTCCCATAGCAGAGTTTGAGGACATAACGACCGCTGATGTGCTGACCGCTGCGACGGTGGCCCGTGATGAGGCGAACGTACTGTTCGCTGACGCGCAGGTTATCCGTAAACGGTTGGCTGTGTTGGAGGAGCGGTTGGCTGCCGATAAGGCTGCTGGTGCGAAGACAAGGGGGACGCTGTTGCAGCAGGAGGTGACCCTGTTGGAGAAGGAGGCTACGGTAGCGGAGTTGTTCGCCCAGTCGCGTGCCCGTGATGCCGCCGACTTGTTGGACATGACACGCGTGGAGCGGGCCGGTGAGGCGTTTGAGGAGTTCTTCAGCAGGCCGTGGGACAAGCGGGACCCGAAGCAGATTGAGACTTTCATAGATGCCGTGGAGGACGGGTTGGCGAACTTTGGCCCGTGGCGCATAGCGTCGGGCAACACTGATTTGGATTCCAACATGGTGTTGGCCGCTCAGGCGTTCCAACGGTTGACTGCTCTGCGGGACCCGGGGCACGCGTTCTGGAGAAAGTTCTGGGACCCGTTGCAGAACTGGTTCAAAGCAGGGCTTATTGCCACTCCGGGGTTCGTGTACCGCAACATGTTCGGGGCGTTCTTGAACGCCTATTTGGATGGGGTGAACTTGAACGCGATTCTCAGGTCCGCTAATACTGTTTCACGGATCAACAAGCAGGCGGTGAAAGACGGCGTTTCGTTCATACAGGCGGCACGGGGCATGGCCGATGAGGATGCGTACATGAAAGATTTCGTCACCTTGTTGGAGCAGGGGGTTCGCGGCGGTGGTCAGGCCACCCGGTCGGTGGACCCGTATGCTCCTGCGGGGTTGGGCCGTGTGGGGCAGGGCATCACGCGGGGCAGCGCCCAAGCACCGGATGCACCGAGTGGTTTGCGCGGCCCGTTGCGACTGGTCAAGTCGGCCGCTGATGTGATCACTGGTCGTGGCCCGTTGCGGAACATCGGCACGCTGTTGCCGTTCGGACCCGGTTCGTCTAACTGGATGTGGAACAAGGCGATCAGGTCGGCCAACATGCAGATGGAGGATGTGATCCGGCTGGGTGTGGGTATGGACACGTTGCGGTGGGGTGGCACCCCGCAGGACGCGTTGGAGCGTATCGCCCGTTCACAGTTCGACTACGGGGAGTTGACCAGTTGGGAGCAGACGTGGGCACGGCGGTTTGTGCCGTTCTACACTTGGACGCGGAAGAACGTGCCGTACCAGTTCAACAAGTTGGCGACAAACCCGGCGGCGTATAACCGGGTCATGTCGGTGAAGCGCAACATGGAGTTGGGCACGGAGGATGAGGGGGTGGTTCCGGACTGGTTCTTGGAGCCGTTCGGGATTCGCCTGCCGTGGAAGTGGGGTGGGGCACGCGTGTACGGGGTGCCTGATATGCCGTTCCTTGATTTGTTCCGCTATGACCCGACGCAGACCATGGAGAGCCACGGTGGGATAGTGCCGTATGGGCTCACGGAGTTGAAGGACAACCTGTTGTGGCAGATGTCTCCGATTGCGAAGTTCCCATTGGAGATGGCGTTTGGGGAAAGTCTCAGGGGTGGGTTCAACTTCACAGCGAAGTACCAGACAATGCCATGGATACTTCGTGAGACACTGGGCGCTCCGATCATAGAGTCGTTGGCGGATGTGGTGCCGGGGATCCGCAAGAAGGACGGTGAGTGGCAGATCCGTGATTTCACCCTGTATTTTTTGACGAATGCGTTGCCTGCACTGTCTCTGTCGCGGCGGTTGTTGCCGTCGGAGGAGCGGTATCAGAAGCGGTTCGTTGAGACGATTTTCTCCACGATGTTCGGGGTGGGTGTACAGCGTCAGACACCGGAGGTGGAGGAGGCGTGGCAGAAGCGGTTGGATTACCAGTTGAACCAGTTGGAGTACCGTCAGCGGCGTGACGACGGGTATTCGCCGTCTTCTGGCGGGGGCGGTTCGGGTCCGACACGGGACCCCCGCCGCGGCTAGCCTTATCCCGGGATAATCGGGACACCGGAGGCTACTAAGTGATGTTCTTCGTTGACAGAAACATGTGGGATGCCCAGCCGCCACGCGGCGGGGAGTTCGACGCGTTGACCCCGTGGAGGGTGAAGGGCGTGGTCATACACCATTCGGGGGTGGAGAACGGGCCGAAGGGCACGGCGGCTGTACACGCTTTTGAACGTCACCACCTGTCAAAGGGGTGGGATGGTATCGGGTACAACTGGTTGGTGGATGAGACGGGGACGATCTTTGAGGGGCGCGGTTGGGGGGCGCGTGGCGCGGCCACCAAGGGGTGGAACAGCAAGTCGATTTCGGTGTGTTTCACGGGGTACGGCTTTAAGCGGCCTCATGGGAACGCTCTTGAGTCGATCAAGGCGCTGGTCGGGAAGGCGGAGGAGCATTTCGGGCGTGACATGTGGGTGTCCACGCACCGTCGTAAGAGTACGACGACTTGCCCGGGTGACTGGTTGGGGGACTGGGTTGAGGGTGGTATGACTGAGACGAAGGCTCCCTCCGATGCGGATTGGGGTGCCATCATCCAGTACTTCAAGGATCTGCGCAAGCAGGTGGAGGCGGCACCGTTGCGCCGCCGGTCGCGGGGGTTTCCGGTCAGGTTGGTGCAGGCACAGTTGAACAGCCGGGGTTTCGATTCGGGGGTGGTGGATGGTATTTATGGTCGTCGCACTGTGAAGGCGGTGCGCGAGTTTCAGGGATCGCAGGGGTTCCTGAAGGTAACCGGGGTGGTGAACGGTGATACGTTCGGCGCCCTGTTCTTACAGTGAGGAAGGGTTATGCCAAAGGGCGAAGGTTACGGCACATTTGAGGACACGTTCGGGTCGCAGGACGATCAGTTGTATGATTCGTCTTCGTCTTTCAACATGTGGGACATGTCACAGAAGGCTAAGAAGGCTGCTGCGTATCTGCGTGGCACTAAGTTGGGCAACGCCGCGTTTGGCGGCCGCCCGTTTGGAAAGTAGGGGCCATGCACAGGGATGGTAAGACACCGCGGCTGATCAGGAATGCCGGTCGGGTTCTGGTGGACAGCATCACGCGTGGGAAGACGTTCCGGCCTCCGGCCGGTCAGTCGGTTTCGGCGGCTAAGTCTGCTTTGTGGCGACGTTAGCCGTGGGCAGGAAACGTCCGCGTCCTAGGTACTGATCATGCCGCTGCGGAGGGGCAGGGATCAGAAGACTATCGGTCACAATATCGGTAAGTTGATTTCGGAGGGTCATCCTCGGGATCAGGCTGCCGCTATTGCGTACGATTATTCCAAGCGGTCTAACAAGGGGAAGAAGAAATGAGGAACATGTTGGAGCGGGCAGCGTGGACGCTGGCCCAGTCTTTTCTGGCGGTGTTCGTGGTGTCCGATTTGGCTTCGGCCAAAGCAGCGTTGGTGGCTGGTATTGCTGCCGCGTTGTCGGTCATCAAGACGTATGCTCAGGATCACGTCACGGGGTAGTGATGGACAACGCCGATCTTGACGCCAAGTGGCAGCAGTTCATCAGCGATGAGGGTGGCGCGGTAGAGCAGGAGATCTACCAGTCGTTGCAGGACACTGCGCATTTGTTTGATGTCACGGACGGCACGCATGCCAAGTGGGCTAATGATGGCCTGTTGGGGATGCTGTTGGTGTTTGATCACGATGAGGCGGAAACCCTGTTGGCGGCGTTCCACGCCGGTGTGGAGGGTATTGAGGATGCGACGTACGCTTGGGGTGTTTGGGTCACGTCGCTGATGGGGATGATCCGTCAGTGTCTGATGGGGGCGCCGGAGAACAACTAGTCTCTCAGCCATTTTCGCACGTCGGGGTGGTCTACTAGCGTGTCTATGAGGTGTCGGCGTATCCGGTCGCGTTTGCGGGCCAGTGTCGTTTTGGGGATGTTGAGAATGGCTCCCGTTTTGCGCAGGGAGTTGCCTGCGATGAAGAGTTCTTCGATGATGTACCGATCTTCGGGCGGCAGGTTGTCTACTGCTTCACCGAGGGCTTCGCGCAGGGCGGCTGTGCTCTCTAGTGGTTTCCGGTAGATGGTGACTATGCCGTCGAAGGGGCGCTCTTCCATGAGCGCCTCCAGTTCGGTGAGAGGCCGGTGTCTGTGGATTTGGAGGACGCCGCGCGGCGGGTGCGCTTGGCGTGCGTTGAAATCTACCGGGTATTCTCGTCGTTGACCCATCCGAGCAGCCTGTTCTCTGGTTCATGTGGTGGCTGCTTGGTCGCTAGGTTAACTCGCTTATCATAACACTGTAGCAGTCGATGATGGGGGACCATCCGGAGTCGTCACATTTTCCGGCTTCCATGTAACGGGCCTTGTCGTAGAACTCTTCGGTGGTGAGGGACCCTAGGTACCAGCCTTGGGTCATGTCTTTGAGGACTCTGATGAACGCGTAGCGGTCGCAGTCTTGTTGGGATGCGATGGCTGCTACGGAGCAGTCGTAGTGGGGGCGCGGTTCGGTGGTGACACATTTGGTTTTCACGTCCACGGTGTGGTTGTCGTCCATGACCACATCGTAGTCGTAGGTGTTTTGTCGTTCCCCTCCGCACGCTTGGACGTACATGAGTTCTCCTAGCACTCCGTAGATGGTGCCTTCGCCGGAGCGGATGGAGTTGCGGAGGACGGGGATTTCGGCGGCTAGCCGGGTGGCCTGTTCGACCATGTGGGTGTCAATGGGTATGGTTATCATCGGGTAGGGCCTGTCCGCAGCCGTTGCATTCGGTTTCCATGCGGTCTACTTTCACGGCGGTGATGCGCACCACCTGACCGTCGTCGTCCCACGCTACCTTATTCAATGCGTCCAGTGTGAGTTTGACGTAGTTGTCCAGATCGCCTCTGAGTACTTTAGCGTTGTGGGGTGATTCGTGGACGGTGATGGTGGCACAGTCGGGGGCGTACACCAAGTGGACTTCGACGGGGGTGTGGAACGTGGTCCCTCCGGCTTCCTCCCACGCTTTGCGCACCTCTTTCTCTTCATCCAGTGTGCCTTTGGGGGTGAAGACTTGCCCTTTCTTGTTGTGCCGGGGGCGGGCTTTGACTTTAGGTCGGCGGTTGATGCGTACGAAGAAACTTTTCACGGTCTTTCCACGCCTCCTTCCGGGCTGATTCGATCATGCGGTGCAGCCGTTCCTTCCCGTCGGGACGCTTGGAGAACTTGCCTCCCCATTCGTCATCTGCGTCTTTCAGTTCGTTGAATATATCACCGTCGCCGTATCCTTGGCGGATCATCGCGCAGGCCAGTCCGAACAGTGTGCTGGACCGGTCGCCGTGGGGTTTGTCTTTGCTGGTTCGCGGGCCGGTGCGTCGGATGGCTTCGGCCATGCCGGTGAGCCGTCGTCCGGTGTAACTGTAGGAGGGGCGGGTCACTGGCTTCGTTTCGCTCTGCTTGTACAGGGCGTGGGCTGCTTCCCATTGTTGGGGGGTGACGCGTTTCTCTAGGGCTGCGGCTGCGAAGGAGCCGGGTGGGATCTGCGAGTAGGTGACGGTGGGGTCTACCATCTCGTTCTGGGATCCTTTGCGGTCGGCGGGGTAGGGGAGGCGCATGCCGTTGCCGACTCTGCGACCGGTGAGTACCAGTTGTTTCGGGTTGACTTCAGTGATGGGTGCGTCTACGACGTTGCATGCTCCGATGAGCCCTTCGCGTATGGTGCGGGCGGGGACGGTTTCGGTGAAAAAAATCCAGAGGTGGTATCCCTTGGATCTAGACCTCTCTACCCAAGCAGTTATTTCTAGTTGGTTTAATACTTGGTGGACATTCCGGGCATGTGTGAAGGACTCGGCCTCCCCCTCATCCCAGTCCACACACCCCCACCACGCCACAAACGCCTCAGGAGCCCCTGAGAGGCCCTCTACGGCGATCAGAGGGTAAACCCCGATACCTTCCCCATCTTCGGTCAGGTGCGCCTCCACGGCCCTGTAAAAGGCCTCTCCGGACGCTTCGTAGTGTGACCCGTCCGGTTTCTCCCACGGTCCGAACCAGCCCTCCGTGGTGGAGCGGGCTATCTTGCCGCCCTGAAACAGGGTGACAAAGTTGTCCACCACCTCACCATGCATGGTTCTACTCGTCCTTAGAGGACCAGTCTTCAACCAGTCGCTCCATGTACCCCATGGCATCACTCTGCTCCACGAACAGCATGCGGATGTTCTGATTCTCCAACACAGCCCAGCGCACCACCCAATGCCCGGCGCCCATCGGCACCGAAATCTTCTGCATCGTCACATCAGGTATCAGTGGCATCCGGAATCAACTCCTGATGGTACGGGTGAACGTGCCCGCACACCGGGTCCAAGTAGTAGGTCTGATCGACCAACCGCGCGGTACGCTTGTTCTTGCACAGGTTCATGTTCACGCTGTTGGCGTGGTACTCCGTTTCCCACCGTGACAGGTCATGCCGGTCCTTCTTACGGTACACCTCCAACACGAAGATCGCCTCATGCTCACCACCGTACCGGCCACCGTACAACCCGGCCGCATACCCCGGTTGTGACGAGCCACGCCCCGACTGGTGAACCAAACCGATTGGTACACGCTGATCCTTAGCCCACCGTTTCACAGCCTGCGCCTTGGACACCACGCCCACTGCGTCGGAGTCACCGCCGGGGAGCAGTTCCAAGTAGTCGATCATGCAGAACGACGGGTCCACACCCCACCACGCACGGGCCTCATCCATGACCCGGCCCATCTCCTCCAAGTGGACCGACTCGTCAACTATCGCCACACGAGACAGTTCCTGCGTGGCGGCACGCTCCAAATCGGACAGCGTGTCCTTGTCGCCCCGCTTCACCGCTTCTTCCACCTCCTCAGACGCACGGCCCTTCAGGAGGCAGAACAGTTTCATCAACACCAGTTCGCGTGGTTCATCCAACGAGAAGATCACCGCATGGGTGTCGTGGTGGTTGATGAGGTTCCACACAATGCTGTTGAGAAGGATCTGAGACTTCCCCGTGTGGGATCGTCCCAGCACCATCATCACCTCACCGCGGCCCACGCCACGGGTAGCAAGGTCGAACTCTGGGAACCCCAGATACCACCGTTCGGTGGGGTTCCGGATGAAACCCACCAGACTGTCAGCGACAGCCGAAGTGAGCAGGAACCGCTTGGGGCGCTTGCCGGGTTCGGGCTGCTCCTCCGGGGGGTCACCCGGCGCCTGCTGCACAGCAGCGAGACGACGGGCAACCTCCCCTTCAGAGTGCAGGGTTGCCATCGATTATCCTAGGATAATGCTACTTGGCACCTGCCTTGGCCCGTATCTGTCGCCCAACCTCCGCCAGTGCGTCCCCGGTCTTGCCCGTCTTCGGGCACACGAACCATGACGGGAAGTTGGCGCTGCCCGCGGCGTCCTTGCGGGTCAGCCACACGCCCTTACCATCAGTGGATCGACGGTACGCGGGTCGTGACGGGTTGTCGTCCCCGTCCAACTGGTCCGGCCAGTTGGTGAACCACTTGTCGGTGTTGTTCATAATGTCACGCCAGAGATCCTCCTGCGCTCCACCAGAGGGCGGAGGGGCTGCTGGTGCCGGGGCGGGAGCCACGGCAGGACTTTCGTTGTTCCCGGGAAGGCTTTTCTGCAACCTCCGTACGGCGACCTCAGTGATCTCGTAGCCCACACCAAGGGCCTCATAGTTGGCCGTGGCGATACGGTCACCCCACGCCTTGGCCTCTCCGATCACGTCTTCTGAGGTGCTGTCTCCCTCCATGGAGAACTCAACCGAAGTGGATGCCTCCTCCGACTCGTAGGGGGCGACCTGCGCCACGCTGCGGCGTGCCACTGTCACCCTGATGTCTGTTGGTTTACTGCTGGTTGCCATGGGTATCTCTCCTTACAGTTGGTTCCATGGATCTGGTCCCGCGAACCTGCCACGGCATGAGTTCCATGCCGCGCACCACTTGGGGGCACAGTGCCACCCCTCCATACGGAGAGGCCACACTGGCAGGTCAGCGGATAGTAGTGTTCCCGCGGAGCGGGCCAGCGCAACCAGACTGGCCCACTCTGCGGGTCCGAAATCGAGCGTCATACGATGTACGGTGCCTTTGACTAGGTGTACGAGTTCAAACAGGAGTGGTTCTCCGAAGCCCTGATCGGCCATGGACGCAATCGCCCATGTGTACGCGGCTGCCTGCACCGACCAGCGTTTCTTCTCCCACGCGTCGTTGGGTTTGCGACTGGGGTTCTTCCAGTCCACAATCGGGTTGGGGAACTCCTGTACGCAGTCGATGGTTCCTCTCAACCAGATCTCCGGTTTGTGGTCGGGTACCAGCGGTAGTTCAAACGTGTATTCGACGGCGATGGGTCGTATGTCGGGGCGCACTTCATCCCACCACACGGCGGTGTTCTTCTGGATCACATCCAAGGCGGCTTCCGGCTTGTGGTGCCAGCGGACGATGTCGCCCTCATGGTCCTTCCAGTGGGCTGTGGCTGCGTCGATGGTGGTGTCACGGTCCAAGTGGACCCCGGTGTCGATGTAGGCGCTCAGGCACTGCTCTATGGCGCTGTGAACGGCGGTGCCCAGCATGGTGTACGACGAGTCTGTCTCCACGGCCACGCCTTCCCAGATCTGGCGGGCCTGCTCCGGGCATTTCGACAGGGTCCCCAGCCATGACTGGCGCAGAACGATCCGGTCTTCGGTCACTTCGTCCATGGTATCACACTCCTTTCGTCGGGTGACGCACCCCCCCATATGCATATGCATAGCCCAGCCTTACGGGCTGGGCATATGCATATGGAGGCTACACGCACCGGTCAGCCTTTGCCTTCCCCGTCGATGACCGTCAGACGTGACGGGTGGTTGGGGTCGGAGTCGGGGATCTCGTCCTGCTGGTCAATGAGCCGTCCCAAATCCTCCATCAATCGGAGCCAAGCCAGCCCCGTGTCGTGCGCGAAATCCCCTATTGTTTTGATTGCCTGCCCGGTTAATCCTACGGAAAACCGGATTGCCATCGTGGATTCTTGCAGGTATTGTTCCAGACTTTTCAGGTTTTCTTCCGGGGTATTATCGTCAGTTTTATCAGACATTTATGCTCCAAAGGTAGTGTGGGGGCCGGGGTGAAAGGAGGAGAAAGGCCCCGACCCCCACGATCTTATATCCTAGGATAACTCCGTTCTTATACCGTCTATTTCCTGTAATATCATCTGTCGTCGCATGCGGGCAGCGTTCAATGCGATCATCTCCAACCGCAGGCTTTCCGCCCAATCCAACTGCTCCGACGCCTCAGTGGCCCACTCGTTGTCCTTTCCCCACTGAACAGATACCACAGGGAACACATCGTGTACGTTACCGTCGTCTCCCGTGAGGCCTACCACACAGGGGGCATCGCCTGTATGGCAAGGCCCAGATCAGTGGAACGGCTCTGCAGGATGAGGCCCTGCTTCTTAGCAGCGTTGAAAGCCTGCGCACGCATACTCTCACGGGACACGCCGAAGTCCTCTCCCTCTACCAGTTCGTGTACACGACCGTCCAACCACTGTTTCCAGTCGTAGCACGCGTCACCTCCGCCCCGCTTCGGGGGGAGTACCTCTAGGATATTACTCATGGCTGCTAGCCTCCGTATCTGATTGTTGTTTGCTTTCCTTTTCCTTACCTTTACGGTAAAGATCTTCACGGAACCTGAGCAGTTCCTCCCGTGTGAGGGTGCACTCAGGTCCACCGCTTGGCCTTATGTCACTCATGGTGTTGTCAATGGTTCTCCCACTGGAATCACCCCTTCCTTTATGCTGGCGTCACACACGACGAGCCTACCGGCAGCGAACTCCGTCTTCAACCATGTACTGGTTTGAAACCGAATGACCCCGTACGGAGAGGACACCTCCACACTGTTGCTGGAGATAAGTACCTCCCCGTCGCGCATGATTTTACTCATGTTCACTCCCGTCAAATAGCCGTGTATTAAACTCATTCCTCTGGCCCCAGTTCCTTTTCCCAACAGGTCGGGCAGAGATACCAGCCGGTGCGGTATCCCAAAATCGCCTCCCGTTGATCATTAGTGTGATGAGGGAACAACTCTTGGATCAGCCCAATGCGCTGCATGTACTTCTCCAAATGTGCCTCATTCACCTGTGTCCGACTGAGTGTCGGGCATCCCCGGCACTGGGTGTGTATCTCAATCATTGATACCTGCTGTGTCATACTTGAGTTGTACATCAAGACGCGACGTGCCCATGTAGAGCAGGGCGCGTATCTCCTCCCGTATCAGGGTCCGGAGACGAGCCTCATCGGGTTCGTCACGGTCCCCAAGTTTATCCTCAAGCATGCTTTCAAGCACATCCGCGATGGCGAACTCCAAGTCACCATCATCTATCTTAACGGTTGCATTCATTTCTCTCTCCTTTATCCTAGGATAACATCAGAAGTTGATGTCATCAATGGGCTTGCCCCGCACCAGCACCTTCAAGCCATTGACCTCAGCCCGCAACTTGCGGATCTCAGCCAACGCCCTGTCCGGATACATGGGGATACCGGGACGGGCACGCGCTGTGCGCATGGCAACTGAATGGCGACGAGACTTCGCAGCCCGCAACCCTGTATGCCATCCCAACATATCATCCCTATTGTAACACAGGAACGGTTTGCTCCATCCCATTCCGCCGCCGCGGCGGAGAATCCACAGCGACATCTTCGCGGTCGGCGCCGGGAACGGATGCTCAGTGTCAGCCGTCCACCGTCGTCGCCAGTTGCTCACCGTGCTCTGGTGAACATTGAACAAGGCAGCAATCTCCTTCTGATTGATGCCAACACGGTTATCAGTGGTAATCATACCTGTCTCCTGATTGTTGGTTTCTATTTGGTTTACTACGCTGACAGTAAGGCCAAAGCCTTCTCAGCCAACGGAGTCTTCTGGTCAATGGCCTTCTCCAACGCACGGTCACGACTGAACGTGCCCCCGCGTACCCGGCCATTGATGCGATGTTGCTCAGCGCCCTGAACGGCGTTGTACGCCAACCACCGGTTACCTATATGGGTGGGACGCCCGATGGGATCGGCTACACCGAACTCATCCACTTCCCTCTGCCACGCGGACTGGCAGAAATGACGGCGGTTATACACATTCTCCTTCTGCCTCTCCGTCATCTGATCACCCGTGGGCAGCAACTGCTTCACCAACTCGGTGAACTGGGCAGCAGAGTACTCTTGGTCACGCAACACACGCGCCATCGCTGACACTGTCTTAGCGCGGGCAATACTGCCCTCCAAGATCCGAATCCGCATCTCCAACAGTTGATCATGGTTCTTCGTGTGCTTCACCCT